TAATTACAGCAGCACATAAGTTTGCATGGTACTTAAACTCCTTTAGGGCATCCCTTATTTTAGCCACAGGCTTACCACCATAATCAAGAACTATTGCATTATTACGATTCAGCCCAATCTTTAGTTCAAATAAAAGACCTGTGTGCTTGCTGATATCATTTTTTTGCATCAGTTACACCTGCACTTTGCTTTTTAACAAAGTCAGACCCTATTTGTGGATCTAATTGACTTAAAGTTGCAAGTGAATTCATTAACTTAACAACTTCAGCATAGGGTTTACTCATTAGATACCTCATGATTTCCGTCAATTGTGTAGAACTTATTAAGTAAGTTCTTTGGGGTGGTTGTGTTGTTGTCGTAGACTTATCTTTTGCGTTAGTAGCCATCTTTCTTTTCTCCTTCTTGTTATATTATTATCCTCTAAACTGATAATATTTATCTTCAATTAAATCTCCATTTAACAAATAAGGATTATCAATCTTCTTGTTATCATAAAGTTCCCTTAAGTCCCTTATGGTTTGGTTTAATGTTCTATGTTGTTGAAGACAACCACAAACTAAATCCTCAACTTCAATCAGTGCATTTTTAACTTGACCCATTATTTGACTCCTGTTCTTTTTTACATTTATTAAACTTATCTAAAATAATTTTTTGCTTCTCAACTTTCTTTTGAATAGCTATTATTATTTCATAATAAGAATTCATTTTTCCCATTTCTGCCATATGGTCACCGTGACTATACTCTTTTTGTTTCATTCAACCTCCTTTACTAATCTATCTAAATACCACTGTGCTTTTTTTAAATCCTCCAATGGCTCTCCTTTAAATTTATATCTTGAAATATACTTCAAGACATTACCTTTCAAGTAACCATGATATTCATCATCTGTCATACAATCCTTAATGACATCAATAGTTTCTTTTTTACCATACTTATAATGTGGTGGTGAGTTTACCATTTCATCCATATTTTCTTTTAACGGTATTGTATTCCAAAGTTTCAATATCGTATTCTCCTTTATAGACATTCCTTTTAATAATTAAGCCACTCCACCACATATGTTGCGTATTACGAGCATAGTCTTCTTTATGATGCAAATAACATCCAGTGGATAGTCCCATAACTTTTCTCCCTAATGGTAATGCACAAACAGAATAATCAAATAAATGGCAATGACCAACAGTTGATGATACCTTATTTTTTAATAAGAGAGAACGAGCGATATTGTCCCCGCTAATAGGTTTACCCAAAATACCAGTAGGATAATTATGACAATAGTGTATGCCGTCAATAACAATTGGATCTTGATATGAAATAACCTCCCAACCAAATTCTTCAAATTTAAAATCCTTTGTACCAATTGTCCCGTCAAGTTCTGGTGTTTCATTTATTACCCTATCTATCCTATCCTCATGATTACCTAGTAACATGACTTTTCTAGATCGTCTTCCATTAAGACCTTTGTTAAATTTTTCCAATGCGTCATGTGCATGGTCAATATCTTTCTTATATCTTCTACCTTCGAAAGATTTCTTTCCTTTATCATAACTTGATAAAGAATCCATACTAGAAAGGTCTCCCATGCATACTATGGTATTTGGTTTTAGATCTTTTGCTAATTTTCCTGCCCATAAAAATCTATCATTGCTTGCCTTGGGGTTACAATGAGGATCTCCTATTACTAAATGTGTTACCATTAGTTTAACTCCTTGTTGCGTTTACGTTTTAGATATTTTAAAAAATCAATAATATTTTCATCATTATCAAATTTTGCTACGTCATCAATTCCTCCATTTGGTTTATGTTTATATTTATGATCATCTGCAAATCCTTTTATACCTAGTAAAAAAGTAGAATGGGGATCTGTAGTTGCCTGCTTTATCATACCTCGTGCAATAGTAGAAGTCAATTCAAACTGTTCATCACTCATTTTATTGCGACCATCGAGTACAATTCCACAACTAAAGCCTTTTTCCCATGGGGTAATTAAAACTTTAATTGAATTTATAAAAGGAAATTTAGTTTTTTTATTCATATCAATTTAATGTTGGCGTATCAAATGGCCTAACATCTTCTTTAACTGTTTCTAGAATTTCATCTATTAATAAATCAAAATCTTCTATAGGTAAAGATGTTTTATATAATCTTAAAGCTTGAGCAAGTAACACTCCTGAAACTGCCAAAGGATCATGGTGTTTACAAAGTTCAGTCATCGTCTTAAAGACTTGGTTGTAAATAACGTCTGCTTCACTTGAGTTTATCTTTTTCATATTTTATCATTACAGGTTCTGTTAAAAACCCTACATTATTTAACCTCATAAAATGTTTTGCATCAACAATAACCAAAGGATTCCTATGGTTCATTTTAATAAACACTAAAGGCTCCTGACTTCCATGCGAAGTAGCTTGATCATAGGCATCATACATTTTTTTCCATCCTTCAGTATTCTTACATTCAATATCATAAGGGAACACCTCTCGTGCTTTCTTAGATAGTTTAACATCAGCACCACGTTCTCCCATGATAGCTACCTTAATATCATCATCGGTAAGGGCAAGGAATAGACCCCTCAAACTATCCCTCACCCAGTTCTGTAGCCTACGCCCCTTGGCTTTTCGACTTCTCGTAGTTGTCATCTTTCCTCGGATTGTTTACTTCAGTATACCAAACCCACTTAGGGTTTTTACCTTGTGACTGCTGTTGCGGTAACAACTGCAGTTTACTTCCCCAACAAGGAAGTTTGTATGGGCAAAATGAACACACTGTACCCAAAACTCGGTTACCTGTTTTTTTAGTTCTATAAGTTTCCTCAATCTCTTCATAACATTTTTTAAAAGGAACTTTATTTTTTAATGCTTCTAGATTTTCTTTAGCTGTCTTAATAGCTTTAACTCTATACTCTTCATCGGCAAGTGGAGTCTTACAAACTGTCCATTCACCAGTTGATTTATTAATTACAATCCACCCACCGAAAGGTATCTTCTCACTTGCACCATACAGGTATCCTTGAGAAGCATACCCAAATGCATCATCCTTTACAACCTCTTCAAAACCACCTGCTGTCCCGAATTTCTTTTCAAAGGAATAAGGTGATGCACTTTTAATATCCCAAACCTTTGAATCAATCTTAACATCAAGCCTACCTTCAAGCGATGTTCCATTAAATTTATAGTTAACATTCTTTTGTTCATCTTTAATCTCCACTCCTGCTGACTTTAAAACAAATATTGCTAACGCCTCAATCATATCCCCAAAAGTATTTCGTATTTTAACATTATAGGGTTGACCTTCGCCCTTTATATTTTTTGCTTCCATTTGCAATTGGCACAAAGGTCTACCTATATTGGACATTCTTGGTCGAAATCCATCCCTGCGTTTTTCTGAAAACTGTTTTTGTAAAGCTAGCTTACATGCTTCACCAAACTCTTCAACAAGTTTATCAGAAACTTTAGCAGGTTCTTTTGAAACCCTGTCTAAATACAACTGTACTTTTGAGAGGATATCCGTCATTATCTTGATAGTACTTCTGCTGGATCTTCTACTTTAGAAATTATTGTAGCAGATTCTCCATCATTAGAACTATATTTATTTTTCTTAGCAGTCTTATAAAGATCTACAACTTCAATATTTTCTGTATTAATAACTTCTTGAAATACAGTTAAAGTTTCTATATCTTCTTTAGACATTTGCAGATTAGCATCAGCATTAACAGAAATTTCAGGAACGTAATATACATTACCACCTTTCTTCTGTCTTTTAGAATCAATTGAAAACGTACAAGAAAACATTAATTTCTTACGTTTATTAATTTGATCCAACGCAGAACCTACAGGAGAAAAGGCTGTTCCAGAAACTCTCCATAACACAGGAAGATTTTCAATTGTATACTCTTGTCCATTTGCTTTTATTCCTTTAAAGGACAATAAACCATACAACAGTCTATAGCATCTTATAGTTCTTTGTTCTGCTAATTGTTCAGGTGTTAAAGATGGTCTTTCCCTGAAAGGAACTTTACCACATTTTACACCACCTAATATATCAATCGCTTCTTCTTTCCAGTTCTTGAAAATAATAGAACGATTTACATACTCACTTTTCTCAGGATCATAATGCATGTATTGCATCGCACTGATAAAAGGTCTGAAAGTAACAGGCTTACCAAAAACATTTTGACCTACACTTGAGTCGTAAGTAAATAAATGTCCTACTGGTAATTTATTACCGTCATCGTCTTCGGGATTACGATTGATTCCTAGTCGTGGTACATTAACACCATTACTAGATCCATCGTCTTGTCCAATGGCTTGCATAATTTGCTCATTAGACATTTCTTTTATGTTTGCTATTTCATTTTTTTCCATAGCGTCCTCCTTAATTGATTTGCTTATACCATATTTCGGGGTATTTGTCAAGTGTTATTTTAATATTGCAAGTATTATACAATACCAAAAAGCCATAAAAAAAACTACTTCAATTACAGCTGTCATGATAGGACCTAGCATACCCTAGTACCCCCATCAGTCAACTCATATGGAAGCTTTTCCATAAGAGCAAACCACATTAGATAACTTTGTAGTTCTTCATCACGATTTATATATAGCTTCGTGGGTATACCCTCAAAGTCCTGCTTTAATTGCTGAAGCTTGTCATAGGCTTCTTCTTGCTCATCCTTACCATGATCTCCCCAATGCTCTTTATCAAGTATGGGTATCTCTTTAGCTTTGTACATGTGCCTCCTTAAAATGGTATGTCATCATCCACTTCAGCTTCCTTTTTATGTAATGGTGGTAGCTGTGTAGACTGAACATAATATACTGAATGATCTTCACCTTTAGCTTTAGAAATATCATTTAATTTTTGTGCAATCTCTTCA